ATGAGTCAAGAGATTATATCGATAAGTGCGAGGCTTTGATAGCTCAGAATGCAGTAGATTATCAAAGAGCAGTAAAACACATTGCTGAGAACGATAAGCTGGTCGAAGAATTAAAAGTTAATTCTAAAATAATAGCTGACACGGCGAGCACAGGTAGAAAGGTGTCATTATACACGGGTTTAATATTAGGGTTCTTCGCCTGTCTTGGCTGCATCTACCTACTCAAAGGATTATCATTGTTAATTAATTTAATATTTTAGAGATGGAAGAAATTAAAAAGTTTACAGCTGAAGATGCTAGGCTTGCCAGCGCAAAGAATGAATTGACCTATGAGCAGATACTAGGTAGCATAAAGATATGCTCAGAAGGTCAATTCTCGAATAGACAATGCAATATCATGGGCTTATTATCGGGCGAGATAGTAAGGAGCCTATTGAAGGATGGATACAATATATCTACTATAGTCGATCAGCTTGGTACAGATATCACAATAATTAAATGGTAAACCAAATAACCCGACCTAAGCCTATGGCTATACTTTACAACATGCTTTCAATTAGCTAGAATTGTTTGTAAAGTGGTAGATTTGAAATTTTAACCGAATAAATAAAAGAGATGAAAATACAATTATGGCAAAGTAAAAAGAAATCATGGAAATGGATTATATTCGAAATCCACACATTAGGTAAACCGTTCATGTTTCATTTCCATAGATTGCCAAACAATACTCAGTGGTTCGCGTATATAAATGTATTCCCGTTCGCAATAACTAAAAATAATTGTTATATAAAGATAGGAATATCATTAATTAAGGTCTTCATTGGATTTACAATACATTGGGATTGGCAGATATCAAAACGTAAGAAACAAGTTAAAGAAATTAAAATAGATTTATTTTAAAATAAAAGCCTCACCTAATCCGTGAGGCTTTTTTATTTGGCTCTGTATGCCACGGCGCAAAGACAGTTCACGCTTTCCTCAGCTCCCAAACTCGTATCTCTTGGATAAAGTGCGGTATATGCCCCAACTTGGAAACGCTCTGTTTTACCTATCGTCACCCCATTGAGAGGAACGTGGTTTTTATGAGGCTGGCCACTCCCTGAGTGGATCCATTGTTTTGTATAGTCTAGCCCCGAAGCGTCAGCCCCGATCTTATTCGATACGGAGTAAGCACTCAATACTTCCTGAGAAACTATCTGCCTTATCTTCCACGTCTCATATCCCGTATAAGATGATTTTAAAATGCCTTTAGCTCGTTGAGTTAGCTCTTCAAGTCCCAATCCCTCTTCAATTGCAATTTCTACATAGTCCTGGACTGTTTTTTGCACCCACTTCTTCAAGGTACCTTCTACAGAAACTATTAATTTTCCTGTATTAGCGGACACCCACTGTTGCAGTTCCTGATTCCAAATAGCATCCCTTATATCAGCTTTAAGACCTAATAGGTTATTATATTGTCTACGTGCCCAATATCCACCTACGCCAGTGTATAACTTATTATAGAAGTCAGGCAAGTAATACTCATCAACTAAAGAGGCTGCATTATCCGCTAGCGTCTCATAAGATCCTGTCATATTATCCAATACCACTTGTATAGCCTTTCGCCTAAGTGGCTTTAATACCCTCTCGAAATTGGCTATAAATACGGCGTTTCGCCTCTGTTCTGCTTTTAACTGCTGTCTAATTCCCATCAAACTCTGTTCTTATGGTTATTTCTCTTGCTACATCTTTGCCGCGATTCCATCCTTCATCAATCCACTCCTCTAATTCTCGTGTTGTTCTTAGATGATAAGTGTTATCAGACTTCTTAATTGATTCTATCTGTTTCATAAGAATATCAATTAATTCATCCTTAGACACACTCCTTTGGTCGTGCTTTTCAATTACTCTTATCTTCTTCATCTTATAGTTTTTGGTTAATGCAAATATACAAAAAAAACCGACCTCGTGAAAGATCGGTTTAATGAACGTTTTTGCTAATCTACACACAAACTTCTTCCAGTGTTCTTTGTGGAGATGGAGGGAGTCGAATCCTCGTCCAAAAGTTTTGTCTAAAAGAATCTTCTAACATCAACACTGTAAATATACCTCTTTAAATCGACACGTCAAACATGTTTAAGAACATGCTAATCAGATCTAAGTGTTTCTAAAAATGAATATGCGTAAATTTTAATTTCTCTGCCGGTCCACTTTATGCCGAAATCCATATAATTAGATTTTAACGATCTCTCAACTGATAAAATATTAGATAATAACCCTGTTCTCACAACAGCGCCTCGTTTCAACTTAATGATTAATGTATTATCATCCTTCTTAGTAATCTTATAGCCACTATACCACATATTTAGGTGTGATATAAATGTTCCTAATGAAGTGAAATCTCTAGAATACATTAAATCCCAATCGTTTCTATTATCGTAAGCTTCTAATAAATTCATCTTAATTAGTTTAGTTGTTGATCATTTTAAATCTTTTAGCTTTTCTATTTGAATGTGCATTTTTACTTTAACACGCTCATTGCACACATCACACTCTATACTGCCATCTATGTGTTTAGAATTGGTTTTACTTAATCTTATTGCAGACTCAAGCATAACCCAACTCATGAATTTTTAGCCATTTAATTTGCATAGCTGATTAAATCCTAATTTTGCTAATTTTCTTGTAATGTAATTCATACGATTTATAGTTTTTAGTGATTATTAAATATCAAGTGTCCTTTGTGTAATATACTATAACATCAATAAAGATAGAAATAGAATAAAACACTTGATTAGTCTACTTTGATTTAAACTAATCGGGCAAAGTTAACACATGTTGCGTTCATGCTGTTTTACTGGCTAAGATCTCTCTATTACACTGCCAACGGAGTTAAGACTTGTCACTCATTGCTCCGAATATTATTAACCGCTAACTTAATACCATGCCTTTTAACTTGATCGTTTATAGAACTTCATTAAACAGGTCTTATCTTTGTTTTAGACTGGCTTAAATCGTTACAGTCACTTATTAAAGAATCGAGAAAATAAGCGAATAACAGGTAAGAGAAAACCCTATCGGCAATTGTGAGAGCTGGCCAATAGGGTTTATATTTTGAAAAACTATGAAATACAATTTTGCTATCGTGACGCTCTCACCTGTCATTCAATACACAAATGTAATGCTTTTATTTGAGGTGTGCAAATTATTTAGTCCATTGTTCCGCCATTGCTTTTGCGATGCCAGAATATGTTTTAGATCTCAATTTCTCTCTCTCTGGACCAGGGCTCGCATAGTGTATTTTTGCTCTGCCTTTATAATCAAGCTTCATCATCTCGTTGTATACATTATTTGATTCTTTTAATTTTGGCAATCCAACCAACCATAAACAAGTAGCTTTCTTTTCCATGTGTCCGTGTTCATACGGCTGAACAATTTGAGTATATGGCTCTGTTATTATCTCTCTTGCATATTTATGCATTATTGGATTTTCAACATAGCCACAGCCAACACTTTTTACATATGATAGCATTGAGTTGAAAAAAATAGCACCCATCTCCATTTTCTCGTATCTATCCCAATTCATATAAATCTGATATTTTTCAGACCATTCAAAACCAGGTGTGGGTTTTCTTCTTACCAACCATCCAACACCTGAGTTCGTTAAGTATTTACAGACTGGATGCGCTCCTAGAAAATCTAACCCTATAAATTTACGTGGCAATAAGTGCATTATATCATCCTTATAATGCCACTCAGGATGCCCCCCTGAGCAGTCGACTAGATCGCAACTAAAAAACCTATGCCCTTTACCTCTAAATTCCTTTGTCACCGCCTGGCTTTCTTCACATGCTATAATACCTTCCATCTCCTTTTATTTTTAGTTATTAATTTCTTGCAATTACGTCATTTAAATCGACCCGCTAAAATATTTTAATGTGTTGTGTAACATGTTTCCGGATAACTCGAATTGTCTTATTAGTTGTAGATTTGTTGGAGTATTAATTAAAGCTTATAAAATGAAATTAACCAACTTAGAGAATCGAATACTAAAACAAATTGCAGTTACCACGCCATACATGTTTAGTGAGTGTAAGTTTGTTTATGAAAGATGTAAATCGTTTGATAAGACCATCGAAGTACTGGAGATGGCTTGCGCTCACGGCATGAGCTACACCTCTATACTGACAATTATGAAGCTTTAGTAAACAGTTAGACTTAAGGAATGTTAACCAAATAAAAGAGAGATGGCACAATTTGAAAGATTAGAAATAGGTAAACTTTCTTTAGTTCAAGAGACTGAAGATGGTCGAATAAGACAAATAGGATTAACAAAAGAACAAAGCGATATGCTTCAGATTATGGTTGCTATAATAAGTAAAGAAAACCCCATCGTTCAAATGGGTGAGGAGTATGATTTAAAACTAAGAATAGAACATTAATAAACCAAAAACCCCGACAATCTCGGGGTTTTATTCTATACTAAATCGATTTCAGGAGTTATCCCGAACTGATCTTGAATACTTGTTACTGGCTGTTTCCACAATGGATCAGTTAATAAGCTAACATCTAATCCGGCAGCTTCCCATTTGGCATATACTGAAGCATTGGCTGCGACAAGTGTTTCCTGCACCTCTTTAGGATCTTTCTGAATCTGTCTAACTTTCTTTAAATCCACAATCAGCTTATTACCTTTGCCATCATCCAGGAACTCGCTAATCTGCTCACAATACATTTGCTTAAGCGGAATGGTTGTATTTAGAGTAAATGATTTTTCAGCCATTTCATATACAGTGCCGTATGCGCTCGCATCCTCAGATACTAGCGGGATAGGTAAGCCATACATTAAGGCTAAAACCTTTCTTGAGTCCTTAGAAGTTTCTAAGATATTCAAATCGGCAGGTGTTTTCGATATATCATGGACATTAACATTAGCACCTGTAAATCTTATACCACCTTTAAGGTCTGGATTATTTAATCCTTCCTGCATATTCTTGCCTTGCTCTGGCGTGTATGATCCTGATTCGTTAGCCGAAACAAGATAGTTGGCTCCTTTATTCCCAAATGATGTAATATCCATATCATGCCCTTGCTCCATCTTCTTTAAAAGCTTTGAAGCTGTGATAAGCTTAGACGTTGCGTGTTGTGTAATGGCAGGATCTACAACCGATCCCATCGTGATTTTAACATCTTCTAAATCTAGCTCAGTAGTTTGATTGTAAGTGTTTACAACCTTTGTAATCGCTCCAAATTCATCAAGCTTAAACGACACATATTGCCCTTGAATAACCTTTAAGAACTCAGCCTTACCCCTGTTTAAGGCAACACCCATGGTCCCACCATGAATCACAACTTCATCAAATAAGCACCATTGAAGAATAAAATCTCTCTCGAACTGAGAGCCTGTCTGAATATAGTTAGGTGAATGTAACAGCTTGGCCTGCTCGGGTGGAGTCTTTAAGTCCTTGCCATCCTTATCTACCCATTTAGTCGGTATAGAGACAAAGTTATCAACAACCTTATCAATCACTAATCTAGTTTCTGATCCATTAGTATAGGCCGATGGTATCTCTGATCTCTTATAAGGTCCAGAATCAATTATCTTACCACCGAAAAATAATGTGCTAAAGAAGTTCGTTTGTCCGCTTAATAACGTGTTGAAGGCCGCTTTAATATTTAGTTTCATATTATAATATTTTGTATATACGCTATAAAGATACTAAAATATGTTGTATAACACATTGATAGATTTTAAGGTGCTAATTTTTAAATGTAGATTGCAGAAGTTTAAACCAAATAAATAAAGAGATATGAAATTATACAAAGTTTGCAATAACTATCATAATTTAGTTGTTGAAGTCGAGATTATCAGTACTGATGGGGAGTCGTTTGTTTACATTATGGATCTTGGGCATAAGAAAATAGAAATGACTAGACTTTTGATTCCAGAAAAACACAGTCCTAACGGATCAACATATTTTATATCTAAGAATGATGCTTATGAATTCAGAAGAAATAAAATTATTAAAAGTATTGAAGCTTTTGAGCGAAAGATCGAAAAGTGTCGTGAAGCCTTAATGCAATGCGATTCATGACAAGCCAAAAACCCCGACAATCTCGGGGTTTTCTTTTTTATAATACCCAGTCTTGGACAGTCTTAGTGTTAACCATCACGTTATAACGGATACCATCTAATAGGTGGTTGTAAGCATCAATAGGCTTTTCGCTCTTCTTATCATCCCACACATAATTATTTAGTTCTTTAACTAGATTTGTAGATTTAGGATCAACTATAAGTTCGTAGTCTTGCATTATCTTAATACCATTCACAATCGAGCCGGCACCCTTCTTGCATGGCCTAATATTTAAGTTATGGGCAGTTCTTAGGTCTGATATCAAACGCTGTTCTGCATTATCTGCGATTATCTCTTTATCTCCGCATTTATCATTCAATACACCGCCTAACTGAGCCGTTCCCATGCCATTCTTATAGAGTTCTTCTTTGAGGTAAATCTTCATGTGTTTATTATCCACATACACCCTTGTAAGAGCATCAGGATCTACACTAAACCCAAAGTCTAGGCCATAACTATAATCTACATCTATAGGAAATTCACCATAGCGCCAATTATCAAATATAACACCCTCCGCTTTATCAAGCCAACCACCTAAAATAATATGATTGTATTTCTTTGGGTTCTCATCTCTTATGCGCTCTACTTGCTGAATAAACGACTCGCTTAAGTTTTCTATATTATCTCTATAGTCGGTATGGATATATGTTACATTGTCCTTAATGCAATTAGAACCTTCCTGGACTCCTTTGTTCAAAAAGAATCGTTTATATATCCAATGCTCTTTAGTGGTTGGATTCAATATAAGAATGACAATATTCTTTTTCCCCTTCTTCCTGATAGACATATCGATCTTATCAAACATATCTTCATCTACAAGTTCCTCGGCTTCATCTAACACCCAAACGGTTACACCCTGTAATGATTTTAAAGCGGCTGTCTGGTTGCCGGACCCAGTTTTAAGGCCTTTAAATAAAACATCGCTACCGGTATTAATATTCGATATATCGGTCTTATTGATCTTAAAATATTGATTAGCATTTAAGATATCAATCTTTTCCTCAAATTCCGGAATAATAGAACTATGAGCCGATGTCATGGTGTATCTAGTGAATAGAATACGATTGTCTGTCTCAAATGTTTTCTGCGTTAGATACGTTCCCACACTAAAGGATTTAGCAGAGCCACGACCACCAGTGCAAACATAGTAGCGTGTTCCTTCCTCCCATAGCGGTTGATATTTAGAATTAATCTTTAGCATTAGTTTTTACAAATTGCATAGGCGTAAGGTTTATTTTATCACCTTTGGTTGTGTGGTCAATCTCTTGCTTATCTCGCCATCTTTCAGGATCTCTATTTTTTAACCAGAATGCAGCAGCCCCAGTATCAGGTGCTATTTCCTTCTTGGTTATGGTAGTATCTATAATCTCACCTTCAGACTCGCTATCACCTTCACCCATTTTGAGTTTTCTAGTAGTCTGCTTTTCCTCAGTAAGAATCATACCTAACGCCCTATGTTTTAACGCTCCCTCAACCTTAATTGTATCAAAAGCATCCTTCCCTCTTTTTAAGGACTCAAAAAACTTAGGCTCGCTATCCTTCCAATTGTTAATAGTAGTCTCTGTAACGTTGAAAAAATCAGCTATATCTTTATCGGTAGAGCCTAATTTGCAAAGCTTATAAACTTGCTCAATGTATTCCTCTTTATACAGTTTTGGTCTGCCTCCTTTATTCTTTTGCGGAGTCTCTTTCTTTGCCATAATTCATCGTTTTGTTTCCTCAAAGTTAAGAAAATAGAGGACATAAAAAAAGCCGCCTATTAGGCGGCTTTTGGTTGCTAATTTAATTGTTCTTTAATTTCCCGGTAACTCAAGCAGGAAATACGATTCTCTAACTCTTTGCGACTCCCTTTGAATGGCTGCTCATAGTTCTTTAGAATACGAACTAATGTTTTTCTTGATAATGATTTAATAAGATTCTTTTTCATCTCTCTAATTTTATTTTAAAATGGCAAATCGTCATCCTCTTTTCGAGGTCTTAAATCCTCTGTCTTGAACTCGTTAAGCTCAACTGATTTAATCGTGCATAACACGTAGGCTTTCTTTTTATGAACTCTTGCGAGCCT